ACTGGATCGTTTGAAAGTGAGGCTGAAGAGAAACAATTTAGAGACAACCTAGATATTGGTACATTAAACTTTGTGGACCAAGCTATTGTTAACCCTCTACCCGGGCGAGTCCCTAAAGGTTATAAGCATCAGAAGTTAGCTTTCTTCAACCAATTTCAAGGCTTCATAGCACATTTTCAATCTAAGATATTACCTAAATTATATGGTAAGATTACAAATGGAGCACCAGGTGCAGCCTCCAACGCAGTTACAGTAGCCCTAACCATGACCATGGCAGCAATGCTTGGTACAATGCTAAGGGATGAAATCAAATACGGAGAGACCACACCTTACTTAGATGACTGGGATAAGTTCCGTAGAGTAATGTTCTCTACTGGATTGTTAGGTACTGGTGAGCGACTATGGACAGGTATAGACCCTCTATATGGTAGCCCATCCTTACTGCCAACAAGTGGTAACTCCATCGGTGCCTCATTATCACGTACTGCTGAAGGTGTATTAGGTGAAGCAGCTGCTTATGGTACTGTGAAAGACGTAGCAAATAGTGTATATGAGTTAGGTTTTGGTGATAATAGGAAGGCTACAAAGAGTGCCTTGAAGCTTGTGCCTGTTTTTGGTTCAGTGAATCAAGCCAGAGATAATATATTAGATAGAATACATGGGAAGGAACTTTAATTATGGCTTTAAATATTAATGTAAAGAGTCAAGACGCAGGTAGCAGGTTAGATGAGCAGGCAATCAAAAGGCAGGCTATTATTGAGCAGGCACAATCAGGTAAAAGCCAAATTCAAAGCCAGTTAGAGGCCAACGGAATTGTACCTACCATTGCCCCTTCTCAAGTGACCGATAACCTAACCCCCGTACCCTCCATAGCCCCTACACCTGCAAGGACAGAGGGTGTACCAGAGCTAAATGCTTATACACAGAGTGTTGGTAATACTGTTGCTGAACGTGGGTTAACCCTTGATGATATGAACAAGAGGGTAAACGATCAAAGCTTTGAAAGCTACCAGAAGGGGGATCGAGACAGATTCTCTCACATGGATCCAGATACTGGACAGCCTGTGTTTACCAGTGTAACAGAAGAGGATTTCACAAAGGATGCTGATAAGTTAGCACTACCTTCTCCTGATGCTATTTTAGATGTGAATCAATTTAAAGACACAAGCAAGTATAAATCTGCTTACCAGCACAGTGAACGAGACGGCCAAGAGGTGTTTGATAGATTAGAACACTTCGAGGACTGGGTGATACCTCATTATGAAAATGATGTAGAATTTAAAAGGATATTGGATAACACAGGTGTAGCTGACTTAGGTCAATTCGCTAGTCTAGCCAGTTTAGCTAATGCAGGTATACTGAATGCCCAATCATCATATGTAGCAGGTAAGAATGTATCGGATATCGGGTCTATCTTTGAGGCTGAAGGTGCTAGCTACACAGCAGATGCAGTAGATCATCCTGCACAGTTAGGTGTTACTGAGAAAGGCTACGTCATGGCAGCGCAACGTAGGTTTAAGGACTTAGCTAGGAGGGCTAAGGTAACCTCAAACCTTACGCCAAGGGACTACCAACTTCTAGGCACCAAGCTATTAGAGTATAGTTTAGATAGTGGTCAAATTAAAACCACCAAAATAGGTGGCAAGAAGTTCTATATACCCAATGGTAATCATACAGGTACTAAGTTAGGTACACAGAGTGATCATCTTATTGGTGCAGAATTACAAAACCCAGTGTCTGATAGCCCAACAACAGGTGGTGACGCTATTCAGAAGGGTAGAGCTTTAAAGAAATCAAGAAAGACTCAAGGTAACAATATAATTGAGCAGGCAACTGTAGAGTTGGCAAAGGATACTATGGGCCATATGGCTTATGGTATGGATAAAATGGTGTCTACTGCTATCATGGTTCAGATTATAGATGTAATTACTAATCTAAAATTCACTGACCCAAATACAACAGGTGACCCTAAAGAAGCGTTAACCTATAGTACTAGTGAATTCGCAAAGATGTTCAAACTAGATAGTGCTACAGCTGAGGCATCTTACAACACTAAACTTTTCAATTCTATTAGTGACACATTAGAGCAAAAGAAAAGTATAGCTATAGCTGTAAATAGGATTACTGCCACCCGCCAAGATGAGATACTTAACAATCTAAACAAACAGTTGATGCTCATCAAGAAGTCTAAGAGCGGTGAAGAAGGCTACGCCGAAGCCAATAGAGCCTTCTACTATGCATTCAGTAGTAGTGATATTAACGGGCGTATAGCTAACGCTTCCCACAACGGTAACTATACCTTAGACAAGGTGGTTGCACGTCAGACGCAGGGTGCTAAGATTAACCCACGTATAAACGTCACTAAGAGTAGCTTCCTCTCAAAAAATGAGAGTATTAACAGTAAAGCTAAATCCTTGTTCCAACATGAAGGTAACCCTACTGCCTTTGGTAAAGCCTTAAATAGTCTAGATGCTGCTACTGAAGCTGAGATCTCCTTCCGTGTTGTTCTTGTAAAGAATTTATTACACGATGCCAGTGAAGGTTTTAAGAAAGCAGGCCTATCCGGTGCAGAGAGTATTACCCAGTCCCAAAGTGATGCTATGGCTTTTGTACAAGAGGCTGGCTTAAAATCTTTATCTAACGTATCTAATAAGGCTTTATATGAGACTTATGTAAAGATAAACAGTGCATCACCTACTACTCTTATTCAGCATTTCGCAGTTCAAGGTAGAGCTTTAAAGACTCAATTAAGTGGTACAAGTAACTTCATAGAAGACTTACCTGTAATTGAATTTGACCCACTAGAAAGAGTTAGTGAACGTGCGGATAAGGCAGTCGATGCTTGGGGTGATTTCACCATACCAGACATGAGTGCATTAAAAGAGTTTGCTAATGTTCGTGGTGAGACTCGTGCTAAAATGTCTATAAGAGCTGATGCCCTTAAGTACATGGACGCTATGAACGGTCAAGGCCCTTCTAACTTTGAATTAGAGTTTGAAGTGGAATTAGACGCTACCCAATCAGGTGCATTTCTACAGGCACTGATTGCACCTAGTGAGAAATCCCAAAAGATATTGAATAGCCTAGGTTTTGAAACAAATGTCACGGGAGGTGACCTACGTGATGTTGCAAAGGAAATTCTACTGGAAGGTAATGTCAACCTAAAGGATACTACAGACCCTGAAGTTACTGCTGCTTGGGATGGGTTTATATCCAATGCCCTAACAGGTGAAAAGTCTGGTATTGCCCGGGAGTTCCTATTAAAGCAACCTATCATGCAGTTCTTCTATGGCAAACCCGCCAGTATGTTTGGAGACTTATCTAATGAATTGCTCGGTTGGTTTAGTGATGAAATAAATAATTCACCTATATTAAGTGGTATATCCCCTGCGGATAGATCTGTAGCAGTCAAGGGTATCATTGAGAAGATGTTAAGTAGTCCTCAATTTGATGCATCCTATGCACAGATAATGAAGAAGGTAGGTAGATTCTTAGCTGTAACTGATTCTGACTTAATCATAGAAGGGCCTATGGGTAATATAAATTTATCTGTAGAGAGTGTTGTGGCAAGCATGAAAGAGATAGCAGGCCAAGACCCTAATGCAGATCTTAAACAATTAGAGCTTGACATATTAGATATCTTCGACAGAGATGGTGAGAAAATTGAATACTTAGTAACAAGTAATTCAACTACAACAGGTGGACCTAAGCAAGGTCGTCATTATGATTCAAGTAAACCAGCAGAGGGTAACAACTTTAGAACTGGCCCGGGTAAACGCCTTACTGACTCTTTGGGTGTTCTAGTTATTCATCAGTTAGATAATGCGATTATGAACCACACAGTCAACGTGGTTAATAAGGACAGGCCTAGGAATAACCCATATCCTGCCAAGATTATTTATGATGCAATCATACCTAACGCAGCAGGTTATCTAAGATACTCTCACGTTTATAATAACGAGTCAATACCTCTTGCCCAGAAGTTTAATATATATCGATCTATTCAGAAGGCAGCAGCTAAAGGCCTTGCAAAGACCCAGAGGGATGTCGCTAAATCTGGTCATGTGAATATCAGTGTTATAGAAAGCCCTGATGGTAATGTAAGGGGTGTTGAGCGTCATGCTGTCTTAACACAGTACCTAGATGACTATGAGATCAATAAACCTAAACGTGTTGATTACCCTAATCAAGCCTCTTGGAATAGGGCAATGTCTAAATATGATTCTAGGAAAACCATAACCCCCCTTAAGCTAGAGGTTAATACTGCTAAGAGTATGGGTTATATCCCACCTATAATTAACGAACAATTCTTAGAGTTTGGGGTTATATCAGACGAGCAGCCCATGGTCACCAATGCAAGGGAACGGGCCAATATGTTTATAAAATCTGTAGACTACATTAGCTTAGTTAATCGCTGGCATAGGAGAATGGAGGTTGAATTAGATTCTATGGCAGAAGTTTCTGAGAGAGAGAAGAAGGAAATAAAAATTAAAGGAACAATAGCCCATTTGACTTAATATAAGTTAAAAAAAAAAATACCCCCACAGGGATACGTTATGTATCTCTGAGGGGGTTTTTTTATTTACTATTCTCGTGACTTACGTTCCTTAATACTTCTAGACACTCGTTGATGTGCATCACTCCTTGCAGAGTTAGCTATCTTCATAGCTTCAGCATCAGGTACACCTTGATTACGTAACTCATTAAGTGTCATCTTATGCTGGGATTCCACTATAGCCGAGTTGATTTGTGGTGTGTAAGCTAATTCGGGGTTTAATTTATATTGACGTACCATTTCAGAGTCATCGATATCTTTACTGAAGATATTATAACTCTTACCTTTCTCTATTGGTTCACCGTTAAACATTTGTATTCTCCATCCTCCAACTATTAAGTAAACCTTGGTCTGCAAGCAACAGTTGGATATGCTTCAGGGCTTTAATGGGGTTCTCATGTGTAGAAATATACACATTATTGATATCCCTACTATACATTAATTCAGGGGGTAGCCCCTCCTTAGTACAGTAGGTCTCGTCATCTATATTCGTGAACCCACGAAGGTACAGATGATTATAATTTTGCTTGATCATAACACCTCCTTAACAGAAGAAGTAATCAGAGTCTAAGACTTCCGCTACATCTAATGTACCCTCTTCAGGTAGTTTAATATTACCCATATCTGACTTAGATAGGACGTTGTCTCTGATATGTTCGAACTGACCTCTAGGGCCATACATATCTACGAATACTTCTTTGATTAGACCGGATAGTTCTTCCACATCACATGCATGAGTAGCAAATGAGTCATGTACAGGTGCTATCTGTCCATCAAACTTATCCATGACTAGTGACATATGAGCAGCATCTTGTGAGTGGATATAATTAGGGGCTATACCCGATGCATACCCTTGCTTATCAGGGATTGTGGTCTCTACAGCTAGTACATGCTTCAATCTATTACGGCTACTAATGCCCTTTAATACTGAATCAATCTTCCATTCCTTCATAAGATATGACCTGTATTTCACAGGAAATCCTGAAGGGGAGGTCCAAGATAATTCCCTGGCTCCATTACCCTTAGCAATATAACTAGAGATCATATTGAACTGTTGGCTTAATCTATCTAGCTCCAGTATATCCTCGTTAGTCTTTAACTTCTTACGTTGGATAACTTTCTTAGCAGCTATAATCTTACTACGATCATGCTTAGTTACAGATTCACCAGTTAACTTGTGTAGATAACCTGTTTCACCCAATTCATAAGACGCGAGCTGTTGTAGGAAATCTTTAATAGTGTCTGCGCTAGGGCATACCTTATTGATAGCTTGTATAACAGACCTACTAAGTAGAGTGCAATCAAACATATCAATATCGTATTTACTAGTGAAACCCTCGGTATAACAATCTTCATACATGTTATCCGCTATACGTGATGTTCCGGCTGCATACTGACGTACCATAGTAGCACGTTTAGTAATACCCTTTCTAATGTGTTTCATAGGTATCTTACGGGGGTTAAACCAATCAGGGAGGTTATCCACTAATTCCTTAGCCACCTTAATATACAGATCACATGGTACATCTGTCTTAGTAAGCCCTACCATAGCTCCTGTTGTAGCATCTTTGCTCATAGCAGCACTATGTTGTATACCATTACACATACCATCAATAGGTATGGGTAGGTATGAGATAACTTCCTCACCCTCTTCACATGAGTTCCATGCCAACCACTCACAGGCACATGCATAAAAGACTATAGGTTTCTCACACTTAATAAATTTACCATTAAGGGCAGTAGTTAGAACCATATCATAGTTATTTTCTAACCACCTAACTCTATCATTAAGGTTCATCTTGTCTACAGAGATGGTCTCTAACCCTTCCGATTCTAGCAGTGCTTTGTAATCATACTCACACCAAGAAGGGATAGATCCCACTGCATACGATTCATTGAAGCTATTAGCCGTGTGTATGGCTAACCATGTAATTCCCTTAGGGGTCAGGGGCTTTCCTTCTCCGAATTGTAGCAGACCTCTAGCTAGGTCACCTCCTTGATAGTTAAGGAACTGCTCCCGAATATAGTATCTTCCTCTATAGTCAGTATCCACTAACTGAAAGAAAGGTTTACCATATCCTTTAAGGGTGCTAGCCTTTTCTTTAATGATTTGGAACTCATAGTTTTTACTACGAGCTTTTAATACTTTCTTCTTCTTGTTCCAGAGATCTACCTCTACTGCATATACCTCTTTAGTTTCCAAAGTCTCATTCTTCTTCAGGTTATTGTAAGCCTTACGTACAGCTAACATAGAACCAGCCTCGGGTAAAGCTGTTTCTTCATGTAAGAAGTAATCAGTATTAGCTATCATAGCCTCATAAACACTTTCGTTGATAGCCCATTTCATTTTATTAAGAGAGTTTAGTGATCGTAGCCAAGGTGCATCGATATACTGAGGGAATTCCCTTTCATCCTGCATACCCCAACGCTTAATTGCAGGATAGCTTAATGTATTTAGCTCAGTAATGCTCTCTGGCTTATGTAGAACAGTGTTAGGTAGCAATGATCCAACTATAGCTATGGGTACATCACTAATAAAGCCCCACAGAGGGCCTGGAGTGACCACGTAGGGTGCTGTTATCGCTCTATCAGAGAATCCTTCTTCACGGAATGTAGTTATACAATCCTTAGCTTTAAATGCCTCTATAAATAAGTCACCAAGACGTATGGCCTTATCCTTAGGTAGTGGTTCACCTCCCATGTAAGCACTCAGGGATTCCCCTATTGCTACAGATACAGACGTTAACTTAGCCATACCCGCTATGTCACCGTTAGCATCACGAGAGAATTTTAACTGGATCTTCTCAGATGCTAGGTATACCATAGTGGGTAATTTAAGTTTGTAGTCAGGGTGAAAGGCTAATACTATGCAACCAGTATTACCTCTAGGGCTATTGATGTTAGCCTTTTCTACACGTTCAATCAGATACTCAGCTATTTGTTCGATTAAGTTCATCGCTAGGCTGCTCCGTTAGAGTGAAGTTAAGTGTTCGTGGGTACTACTACCTTCCCCGTAAGTTTTCTTCAGTTCAGGTCGTAACATTATAGCATCTAATACATCCCTTTTGGGAATTTTACTGTCTATTATCCTATCTATTACCTCTTCTTCATTCATATTCCTTCCATCTTTCTGGTTGAATGCAGATGTCTTCATATAACTCATTTCGTATAACAAGTTATCCAATGGGGATAGCAGCAGTCCCGCATCATCTACCACGTTACTCTCATAACGTAGTGGTTCATTCGTTAATTCATCCATTAGAAATCCTCCGTTATTACATCTACACTGGTTAAACGACCTGTATCTATATCATAAGATGCAGACCCTGCACTACCTGTTACACCTGAGAAACGATTCTTTAGTACAGAGAAGTTTACTGTACTACGTTTGATTGGATCATCAGATGTTAAGTCCCTAGAGAACCCAATGATATCAAAGGATACTTGCTTAACACTACCTGAACCTTTAATATCATCCAATGAGGGCATCTTACCCTCCTCAAATGACTTCCCTTGTAACCCTGTTTTACGTAGGTGGCTAATCAGACCTATCCATACATGATGCTTATTACAGATACGTAACAATTCATTCATCATCTTGTCAGTAGCCTCATTACCTGTCAGCTTCTCTACACCCTCACTTACTGCGATAGTTAAGTGGTCAAGAATAAGATACTTACAACCCATGAGTGCTAAGTATTCTATCTTGTCTACTAGACTACCATCTGATACAGCGCCTTGGTGGTCCAGTAATATCAGTCTCCCGTCTCCAAATACTTCATCGAAGGCTTTTCTTTCTTCCTCCCTTGTAGTATCCCCCATAGACATATCTTTTTTCAGGTGCATACCAATAAACTTACCAGCAGTGTAACCTACCGACTCTTCTAACGATATCATACCAACTTTCTCTTCAGTTGTAGCTAGTATGTGTAGTACAGTCTCTTTGATGATACTACTCTTACCGATAGAAGTACCTGAGGTAAATAAGGTGATCTCACCCTGCCTAATACCTTTCAGCTTATCTTGTACAACAGCTAAACAAGGTGGATAGGGTATAGTGGGGATTTCCTTCTTATCACGATAGGCTTCCCATATAGATTCACCTGACATTATGCCAGCGGGGTTGTAGGGTTGAGCATTCCAGATAGCTCTATTGACTTCCATATACCCATGCTTAGTATACTCATCAGAGGCATCTTTCTCTTTACCCTTAACTATCTTAACCTTATCATAGCCACATATCTTAGCTAACTTTAAGATCGCTTCCTCGCCAGCTTTATCCGCATCCATCCATAGATATATTTCATCAAATGACCTTAGCCACTCTCGTTGAGCTAGGGGTGCTTTCATATTACTAGCAGAAGCTAATGATACTACAGGATAAACCACACCTTTCTGTTCATAGGATTCAGCTATGGCTAGGGTATCTTCTTCACCTTCAGTGATAACTAAACGCTTACCACCAGCAGGGAAGTTTTGTTGACCGAAGAGCTGATCACCCATATCACCTTGGAACCTAAAGGTCTTAGGCATGTTCCTTACCTTGGAACCTAGTTCCTCTCTATCCTTATGATAGGGGTAGTAGACTATATCTACTTGACCATTAGAATCATAGGAACTTCTGACCCCAAACATCTCGGCTATCTTCTTACTTATCTTTCGTTTAGCAGCGGTACCATAGGGTAACCCACTGACAGGTATGACTGCTTCTGGTTCTACTTGCACATAAGACTCCTTAGGCTTCTCACCTTCTTCATAATTATAATAATTAGTGGAGCAGCTAAAGCAGTACCCAGATAACCTGCCATCATCCTCCAAGTACACTGCCACTGCGTCTGAACTGTCACATTTTGCACAACTGCTATGCTTTTGAAATTGACCGCTTCCCATGACGTACTCCCTTATCTTCTGTGAATTGAATTTCTGTTAGTGTAAAGTTGATGAACTCCTTCCCCTTACCTACTACAGTTTTGCTGGCTGCGATATGCATAATCTGCTTATCATCAAACCCGAACCATCTTTGTAGGACATCTAACAGAGTTTTAATAGGATTATCCACATCACTAAGTGACGTAGCAAAGCCCCAATGGATATCAAGCTTGAACCTCATGGCTTTAACATCCTTCCCTCTAGGTATTTCATATCCAAATAATTCCAATGCCATCAACTCTTCAAATCTCTTATACTTGGCACTCTTCTTGCGCTTCAGAGTATAAGCAGCATTGATTGACAGAGGTTTTACGGAACAATCCATATGTAGTTCCCATAATTCCCTACTGTAATTAGGCATTTAGAATCTCCTTCTCACCTGTACGTATGTTATACCTTTCATTAGGTCTTTGACGTATATAGATAAGATCAGTCATAAGTTGACAATAACTCATATAGTCTGTGCCTTTATGAAGGTCACGGTAGGCTTGCTTCACTATATCCAAACGCTTACCCATAGGGGATAACAACAGTAACTTCTCAGCACCTTTGATACCAACACCTTTGATACCCGGAATACCGTCTGTACTATCACCCATGATCATTTGCACATGTAGCATCATATCAGCTGCATCAGCAT